AAATACCAGTTTCTGAGTTTTGTTTTATTGAGCCATTAGATTTAAATTGTACTGAACTGAATGGTATATATTCTACACATGAATACCAAATTAAAGTTGGTTTTACATATTCATCTACAAGAGTTTCGTAATATCCTGTGAATGCTGTTTGTGCTTCTACATCATCTTGTAATTTATCATACAATACAGTTCCAAGTATGTTAAGTATATATTTTTCTTGTGCTGTTCTAATAAAAGGTAGAAGAGCATCCGCATCAATCGCCCCACCTAATGGTGTGTTCTTGATAATATCGTTTCGTGTTATTAATAGTCCAAATGCCATAATTTCTTATTCGTCTTTATAGTATGTATTAAAACCAAAATCACTTGGTCTTAATGGTTCATACTCTTTGTTTAATTGTTCTTCTTTTTCTTCACTTTGTTCTCCTTCACCACCTTGTAAGTTATCATCTATTTCATCTTGAACTTCTTGAATAGTTTGGTCTGTATCATCTGCTGTATCTGAAAGGATTACAAGAGGTGTCAGTTGTTCAAAATACAAATCTGTTACATCTATACCACCAACTTTAAATGCGTTGTATATAGAGTTTATAACAAGGTTTTGAAATGGGAATATAGTCATTGTTTGCATAATTGAATATGCAGTTTTCATTTCTTCTGCTGCTGAAGAGAATCCATTGTTCGCAGTTCTAATACCAAATAATAATGGTGATACTATTCTATGAGCGACGAGAATTCTATCTTGTGCATATTCAGCAACATACTGATACTTTTCGTGTAAGTTTTCCATTGGAAAGGTATCAATGGTTGGTTTGTTTATTGCATCATCGTTAAATGAAACCATAAACCTACCAGCGTTACGAGTACCTGTAAATTTAGCTTCTAATAAAGATTCTATTGTTTGTCTTTCTTCAGGTGCAGGAACTCCATTATTGAAATTCACCATACCAACAGGAAGGAAACCATTTTCTATATTGTTAAGATGTAAGTTAGATAACTCAGCTTCTGAAAAGGAAAATTGTAATGCACTAATCCAATCAGGTAATGAATAGTAATACCTATTAGGTTCATATTCTTTTACATAAAGTATTTCTATTTCTTCATTAGATGAACCAAATACAGGTAAGAATTTCTTTTCTTTCTGTTTTCTTGTATCATCCCAATCTGTACAATAGTAGTATCCTTCTATTCTACCCATATCATATATCTTCTTTGCTCTTAAATTCTGAACAGGCATATGATACATTCTTAATATCTTTGTATGTGCTTTATTCCAAATGATTTGAAATGCAGCATTACCATATAATTTAATATCAAATGTAACTTTTCTTAAATCTTCTGGTGGAACTACCTTATCTAGTTCATCTTGTTTACCAACATTCTTAGTAAAAATTCCTTTACCATAAATTAAATCTGCTACACCATCAACACACGCTGCGTTAGTTGTAGATGAATTATATGCTTCAGTTACTAAACCAAAGTAATCGTTCTGATTAAGAATACCTACTGGCACCCAGTCATATCTTGTTTTGATATCCTCTGTTATAATTGGAACATCTTGTCTTGCTAGGTTTAAAACTGAAAAATTCTGTTGTTGTGTCTTCATATTATATTACTATATAGTCATTATCTGTTGTGTTGGAAATAAACTCTTCATTTTGAGTTAAGTAAACTGTCTCATCAACACTCTGTGATGCATAAACTTGCATCGTGCCATTATATACACTACCACTTGTTGAACCACTTAAATGAACTCTGAACTCTTGTGCATTTCTTACCATACCCTCTAATGATTGAGAAAATGTAAGTATGTTCTCATATGGGTTAAATGTGTAAGAACCACTCAAATCATAATATGAAGAAGAATAGGTTAACATATCTTGTAATACAAGTGTCATATCTTCAGAAATATCAGAGCCACTTACTACTAAACTAGCAGTATCTTGAGTTCTAACTGTAAATTCGTTACTTTGGCTTATATAATAGCTTAACATATCTATTGTTTAGATATATAACAATCAAACAATAACTTATAATTAAAACATAATAGCACATAAAAAAACCCTAACCAATTAAGGATAGGGTTTTTTAATTTTTAAAGTCTTAAAAAGTAATACTACTTAATTAGAACCATATACAATTGTTGGTAAGTCAACTCCAGTTAATCCTGCGAAAGGATTTGTTACAGTTGAACCACTTAAGAAAGGTGCTGGTAATTGTTCTTCACCTGTGAACGTAGCTGAATAACCATAAAGGTCTCCAAGTGCTCCACCTGTTTGAATTGTTCCCGCTGTTAGGTCATTTCCATGAACCTCACCTGCTAATAATGTATCACCTGCGTTAGTCCACACTAAAACCTGTGGACGTCCATATGCTAACAATTTCAATTGAGTCGTCATTTCATTGGTTAACTTTTTCAAGTTAAGTACTGATTCTTGTGTAAAGAATGTCGTACCGTTTTCCCTAGATGAATTGATTGTTTCTGTATAAGTAGAAGTGCCTTTAAGCTCATAAAAGTATGCTGTAGAACCGGATAGTGAATTTACTTCACCACTTCCGTTCTTAGAAAACGAACCTGTTTCAAAGTTGATGAAATATACACCTTGTATACCACCTATTGAATCTTTACAGACTTCGTTTCTTCCTGCTGTTATATTGCAACTCATAGTTTCTCCTTTTTATAATTAATTGTTAGACTTAAAATGCTCCGTAGTATGCGATATCTTGTGCTATACCAATTTGTACGCCGGCCGTATATCTCATAATTACTCTGTAATTTTGTGAGCCATCCAGATTCGCCATGTCAAGCACGCGAACTTCGTTATAGTCAGAAAGCAATCCTGTACCGAAGAACAAGTTAGATTTCTGTGCTGCAACCATTACATCATCACTCATACCAGGACAAAGAACGATTTCAATACCTTGGAAGTTAGCTGGTTTTTCACCAACGTTTAATTGATTGTTGAATGAACCTACATTCGTTACACCACTTAAAGCTGATTGATAAGCTCTGTGTACTTTAGAACCAGCATAGATTACTAAATCTTCTTTACCGTAAACAGTAGTTGGGATAGTATCATATAATGCTTGTAATTTTGTAATCACGTTTGCATTTGTAATTGAACCAGAAACGATAGCTCCATCGCCATCAGTTCTTGCTGGTTGAACAGACGTTGTTAATAGTGTTGCTGCTGATGCAGATAAGATAGGTTCGAACCCACCAAATTCTCCATTGTTAGTAGTTACACCACCCCAAATATCTTGTTCAGTTTTTTCAGCAACTTTTCCACCAACGTAAGATACTAAGAAATCGTTAAAATCTCTTGGTATTTCATCAAACGCAGAATATCCTAGTTGTAAAGCATTCCAAGAATCAACGAATTCTTGCTTGCATAATGATAAGTTTACTTGTAGCTCTTTTGGCTCAAGTATTTGTTCTGATATTGTAGTTGAACCAGATGTAACGAAGTCACAACTTGCATCTTGTACAATTCCAGAAACATCAACCTTCTGAATAACTTCCTTGAATTTTACATTTGGCTTAATAGTTACCAATTGATTATCAAGAGTTCTTGCAGAAAGTAAAGCTGCCGCGATATAACCTGCAGCTGCTTCTCCGGCGTACGTAGACGTAATGCTAGGTTGGCCAGTAGTAAATTTTTCTAATTTTCTCATGTTTTTAATTTTTTGATAGGGATTACCTATACATTTTTGAAAGTACTGAATTTGTGTAATTCTTTACTTTAAAGTTATTATTGTTTTTGTTTTTGTTAAACATTGATGGTTTTTCAGTTGGAGCTCCATCTAATTTCTTAGATTCTAATTCAGCTTCTTCTTCAATAACATCTTCTAATGCTTCTTCTTCTTCTTTGATTTCCTCGAATTTCTTTACAAGTTCTTCGATTCTTTCTTGCATCTCTTCAATCTTCCCATCTTGTTCACTAAGTTTAGTTCGTAAGTCTACTATATCAGCATCCTTATCAACCACCTCCTCGTCAACTAGTTTTTCTTCGTCAGATTCAAGAGTTACTTGTTCGTTCACTTCGGTTGATTTTTTACCACTTTCTGGTAAAGGTTTCACCTCCTCCGTTGTAACGTCAGCCATTTCCTCTTCTTTCTTCTCATCACTTTTCGCTTCGATTTCAACATTTTCTCTTTCCTTGATAATTCCACCTTCAGTAAAAAGTTTGATTCTAGTTTCTTCACCAGATTCGTCTCTTAATTCTAACAAGTGTTCACCATCAGGTGCCGGAGTTTTTGTTCCATCTTCGTGAATGACTTTTAAAGTTTCACCCACATCGAAAGTTGGAGATTCAACAAGAGTACCATCAGCTAATTTAGCTACAGTAAGCTTATCTTCTTCTTTCTCTAATGAAAGAAGACCCATAATCTTACCTAATACAGTTTTTGAATTCATAATTTTCTCTTTGTTTTGATTAATATTAATTAATATATCTACGAATATAACAATATGTTATATATTTGTATGTATTTTTATTTGTTTATTTTTACTCTTTAATTATCCTGGCCAACATAATCTACCACCAAAGTTGTATTGTGATACTATATCAGTAGCGGTTGTTCCTGTTCCAGTTACTAATGGTATCTTGTGGAAATATGCTGCAGTCCATGGAATTAAATATAAATCTCCATTTTTACCTATTGTTATACCTTGATATGATGTATCACTATTAGATATAGTTATAGTACCATCTGAACCTGCAGTTGGGTCATACCATTTTACTGTTCCTGTACTTTGACCTGTTACACAATATATTCTACCATCTAATCCAATGCATGCATTAGAAACTTGAAATCCAGTTCCCCAATCATAATCTGCAACCCAAGATGAAGTAGATGGGTTATACCCTCTAAGTGTACCAAAAGCACTTTGTGGTAAATAATATAGTATTCCATCATAATGTTGTACAATTGTAGTGAAATTTTCTCCACCTGGTCTTGCA